CTTTTGATATCTGCTCATCCTTGATGAATCCTTCTAGTTTTGATGTCTTGAGCCTCGCGCCTTGTATACCACCTGCTTTGAGATAAAGCTCGTAACCATAGGGGACAATATACATTTCACCCGCAGGGTTGCTCTGGCTACGTTTTCGATCTATCAGAATAGTAGTACCATCATCTGCGAGGAAAGGATAAAGATAATCATTAGTGGCGCTAAATGAATGGGATTTCTTCTCAGATTCTTTCTTAACGCGTTGCACCTCGATTTCGACACTCATAGTCGCTTCACCAGTCATAGAATTTTTTTCGATACGAAACTCAATAAGTTTTGAATTGACAATTTTCTTTGCCATATCTAATGCCAGATTGTGCTTAACTTGTCCTATAAGGCTTTCTTCTTCTGCGCGACAGGATACCTGTATATCCGACGGATATATGTGCTTTGCTCTTAATATCATAATGTATACTCTCGATTAGGTTTATATTATACTATACTTCTTCCCTGAAGTAAAGCTTTATTTTAAGCTATTTCGAGGTTGGTTGCTTCGGTGTAAACTGACCGCATCATTATCTTCATTCGATCGGTATCAAGGTCGCTATTTACGGCCTCAACATAAGAGTCTAGCAATGTTGCGGTTTCTTCGACCTCGATGCCTTGATCGTCAACATTCTCCCCAAGAAACTCGCTGAACGATTCTGCTATTTTTAGCTCATGAATGTTACTGTCTTGTACCTTATCGATAAACCGATCAAAATCAAAGCTGTTATTCTTTTTAATAACGATAACTTTAACAAACTGACCATCTAAAGAGTCAAAATCGTATTTGCTATAATCCGTATTTGTATCGTCGTAGTTTATCTTGGTGTGTAGCGTGAGTGGATTTCGGACCATTGTTAATTCGCGCGTATCTGTATCAAATACGTGAAAATACTTCGCATCATCTACATCAGCCCAGTTAAATTCCATCTGAGCGCCTAGGTAATTAATATTACCCATACTTGACCTAGTATGATAATGCCCCGACCAAACCGCTTCGAATCTATCGAAGGGCTTAGTTGACATACCCGTGGCACATATATGCCCTTTATTCATCTCAAACCCGCTAAACTCGAAGTGACCGCCTATGAACGGCGCTTTACAGTTAGCTACAAACTTCATGGTCTCGACGTAGTTTTCGTTATTAATCCAAGGAATCATACCAATCTTACAACCATCAAAGTCGAGAACTTTTGGCTCCATAATTATATTGACATTAGACGTATAGAAGCCCATTAGCTCTTTCAGCGAACATAGATCGTTTGTAGATTTGTGGAAAACATCGTGATTTCCAGGAATTATATCCATAGTGATACCGTCTTTCTTTAGAACATCTAGAAAGACTTTGCGGTTATGATTCAGGGCCTTGAAGTTAATATATTTGCGGTGATCGAAGTAATCACCAAGGTGCATTATATTCTTTATATCGTTGTCTTTCAGATACGGGAAAAATACATCACGATAAAACTTTTCTTGGTAATCCATATAGATGTTAGATGAGTTTCGAATACCGCAATGAGTATCATTTAAAATTGCTACTTTCATGATTTAATCGCCTTTAGTTTACAATAATCAAAATGTTTCTTTCTCATCTTGTTGCTTTTTATAGCTCGGGTACATTGGGGGCAACGCTCTATGTGGGATTTAGGTTTGTGGGCAGGCGCAACATATCTGCCTTTATTCCGTCGCCTCAGTAACTCTTCTTCATACCAAGCTTTCTGCTCTTCGGTAATACCTTCAAAGTATTCTTTTGGAGGTCTATATTCAGGGCAAGGATTAGTAAGAGTAGATAGCTTTCTATCCTTTTTGCGACCACCGCCCTTGTAAAGCTTACCTTCACCCGAATGCGGGTCAACTATATTACGAGCCATATCACGTACCAATTAATAATTAAGGTCTAAAAGCAAATATTCTTTCGCAGTTACGAACATCAAAGTGTAACCATGAAACTTCGAGTTCGATACTCATTATGAATTCAAAGTCTGGGTGATCTTTATTTTCTTGAATATCAATTCTTACTTCTTCAGCAGTAATAGGGTTGTCGGTATCGCTAAAGATAGCATCAAAGCCGCGACCAAATGAATGTTGTGAAAATTGTCGATACCAAGGCGAGTCTTGTGTTCTGAGTCCGCGTGATTCATTTTTCCCGCCCCACTTCCAGTCATTGATAGTCATACGCCCATAGCGCTTACGAAGGCGATCCAAGGTAATTAAGCCTCTGGGGTCTAACAGCTGCCATGCCCGTTCCCCTCTTTCTTCAAATACTTTCTGCGAAACAAGCTCTTCGATTATAAAGTGTTCGCATACATAGTCGTGTGTAACAATATTACTCATAAGTTTCTCCTGTGTCTATATTAACGCCATCCATAAAAAGCTCAATGCCCGATGGCTCTCTTTTCTCAACCCTTTGTAGTTGATTGTCTTTTTTATGTACGCCATCGATTCTAGCTCTCAATTCATCAACAAACGATTGTTCGTCACCAAAGTCATCGGAATCGTAATCACCGCAAGTAAAGAATTCTGAGAAGGCCCCTTGCTCGATATACTTGAATCTAATATCTTGTTGCCTCTTCTCTTTTGCTAAGCGACGCAAGAATGCGTAGAATGCTATTTGCGTAAAATAAGAGAATGCGTTAGGTTTTTTTGTTCGAGTCGCTTTTGTGATATCATAATTGTTAATGGCTTTTAAACAGTTTTCAACAGCGTCCATTACCATCTCTTCGCGATAAGTGTATCTTATAAAGTTAGGTCTAAACGACAGTCCATCAGAAATCTTTAGAAAGCAGGTAGCGATATAGTCAGTGACTATGGGTACGGGTTTATCTTCTAACTTAGCTTCATTAGATAGTTTCACGTAATCATAGACTGCGTTTGAAAAGTCTCTGTTGTTCACATAATGAGGTTTTTCTTTCTTATCTTCTTTCATTTAAAGTAGCCCAGTTGTTAGTATTACTCCCCTATTATACTATATTTCGCGCTATTAGTAAAGCCTTATTTAATTAAAAATAAAGCTTGACTTTATGAGTAAAATAGGTTATAATAAGGAACCCCGCCGCAGCCAGAGTAGTAGTAGTTTAAGCAAAGCCCTTCGGGCAGGTCTAGTGAATGGTATCGGATATAGGTAAAGTATAATCAGTATCCATTATCGATACAGCTTGAGAGATGATGGCGTTTAAGTAATTCCCTTTCATATCATCTTTTACTTGGCATGATGCCTCTATATGAGATTTGTAGACTACACAGTGATCTTCCTTATTCACGGGAAAGTATTCTTCAAAGTCGAAGTAGAAAGTCCCATCAGTATCTCCGATCTTTATAAGTTTATAAGCGCTGTCCAGTATATAGCGATCATCTTCTTGATCATTTACGATAGCAATTATCTCAGTACCTGAAGACATCTTAATGTGTCTTATATCTAGATTAGACGCTTCTTCTTCTACACAATCTTTCATTTGAATTCTACCTCATAAATATTGTAAGTGAATTTCTCTTTAGCATAAACCGCTATACGAACACCAGCATGGTTGAGCGTGTAATTCTTCTTAGACTTCCAATGGAAATCATCTGCTACATCGAACAACATTGCTGTCTGACCATTATCGGCTATTCTTAAGCTTCTACCGATACTTTGTAAAATCTTAATCTGAGACTTACTTGGTGCCGCAAATATTACATTATGAAGATTTCTTATATTAACACCAGTAGAGAATACTTGGAGCGAAGCGACAATCACTGCGTCTTTCTCCGTCTCCGTAATCTTTCTCACCATCTCGCGCGTATCAACGTCTGTAGCACCAGAGACAAAGAATATTTTTCTCCCTCTTCTGGCCTTCTCTTGAATCATCTCGTGAAGTAACTTACCATGCTTTATACGTTGAAACAACACGAGCGTATTACCTTCTTGATCTACTGCTAAGTTTGTTAAAAACTTGTTTCGCTTCTCGTGTTCGATGATGTAATTAATTTCGGCTTGGTAGTCCATCTTGACTACTTCGCGGCATTCGTCGTCGCCATACTTTAATAGTAGCACGTTAATATCTAGGGCCGATATGTGGCCTTGATCCATAAGTGTCTTAGTAGTCGTGACTTTGAATACGGGGCCGAACATACCTTCAAGTTGTAGCTTATGAGTATGCTCGCCGCCGATCGTACCCGTTGTACCAAGCCTGTACTCGGCTTCTTTTAACTTTGACATAATTGATGAGAGTGACTTAGCTTTGGCAGTGTGACACTCGTCTACAATACCCATCCCGAACCTAGCAAACCACGGCGTTTGTAGATTATAAATCGATTGCCAAGTTGATATAAGAATTTTCTTTTTGATAAACTTATCTTTACCACCATATATCTTATGACACAATTCTTCAACATCAAAGCCACGGTCGTGTGTAGAGTAATCCGAAAAGTCGTCATACATCTGAGCAACAAGGGCTGTAGTCGGCACAACAATTAGGATATCTTTGTCGTAATTCTTCATGTAATGTCGAAGCATCGTGTAAATAATCAGCGACTTACCCGAAGCCGTTGGTGATAATAACAAGCTGTTCTTAGTTCTAATCGCGTGATGAACCGCATCAAGCTGAAAATCTCGATGTTCGATTACTTCGCCGCGTGAAGTGAAGGTACAATCCTTTATGAAACTCATGTCTACGTCGTATGATGCTCCAGGTGAGCCGTAATAATTGTTGAACTTAACCTCAAGCGCATAATCTCTCGATTTACAAAACTCTTCAAGGTATTTAAACAACCCAACAGGCAATTCGTTTTTACGTGAATCCCAAAGTCTTATTTTACCGTCCCACATTTTATTCTTGAAACTAGGGATGAAAGCGTATCCGGGGACGAAAAAACAGAAAAAGTCGCTTAGTTCATTAGATATTCCGCGATCACATTCAATGTGTAAGAATGCGTGATTCTTCTTTTGTACAACTAACGTATCCATAATTAAGCACCTGCGGTAAATTTCCGCCATTCTATAATGTTTTTAATAGTATTGCCCCTGAATCGAACATTACCCATAATCTCGTTTAGAGTCTCAACCGTAATCTTTATCTCATCTATGCTATACTTAGCCTCAATTAAGTCAGGGTCAGCATCATAAAATTTATCCATATCACTTTTCATGACTCTCAAGCCGTTCAGCGGGTCGTAATCCCAACCAAGATCATCCATTTCTTCTTTAGATAACTTACCGTTGTACCAAAGAAACTTATTCTTGACGAGTATGCTATATTTTGCTTCGCGCTTTTTGAGAATCATTCTGTGTACTGATAGAATTTCTAGGTATTTGCTGTGTATTCTAGCTGATGCGATTGAGGCATCGTCTAGTAGATTTTGGTCAATAATCGAGTCTTCTTTCCACATTGATATAATTTTTTCGAGGTCAAGCATATAGTCGCCATGTTAAAGTATTTTATAATAAGAGTATTCAAAGCTAACCGAAGCCATAAGGTATTCGATGGTTTCGACGCCGCTGTCAAATTCGAGGGTAGATAATGAAACGGGGAATGCGCTAGCAAACAGTATTTCTTTTATTGGATTGTTGTGAGAGTCTAGTATGATTAATGTAATATCTCGTTGCTTCGTTGCCGTAAAATTGCTGTCGGGATTATTTACTTGACCGACGATCCAATCGTGTATCTCTATATAGTTAGTCAATTTCTCATCAACTATGAACTGTAAGTCTAACGGAGAATATTCGATGCGGTCCCCAATCATACCTACATTTCTCTGCGTAGCGCTGTAGTTCGCTTTTGGTAGTGATATCGGTGGTATTGATGCGGTCTTTACAAGATATTCGACATTCTTGTATGTCATGTTATCTATGACTAACGCAAAACTGTTTGGAGCAAGAAAGTTAATATCTTTGTTTTTGGTACTCTCTTTTGCTAAGTCTATATCTGTATTATATATCATTTATTCGCCTCCATAGGGTAATTGTATTTATAAGGCATTTCGATAAGTGTAAACTCAAGACGTAAAAAAGGGGCCGAAGCCCCTTTAGATATTAAAGCAAATTAGCACTTATGCTAAGATGTTACGTACTCCGAAGATACGGTAGTATAAATTACTACGAACCGCACCAATCTCACCAGTCTGATCCATGTACGGGTTAGCAACCATACCGTAACGGGTCTTGAAACCGATTTTTGGTTGGAAAGTATTTTCACCAACAGCGCGAACCATAGTTAATGGGACATACGGTGCGTAGAAGATACCAGCATCATAAGCATTTGAACCTTTGTAGCCAACAGTAACATAGTTCTGAGTAGCGTATGGGTCAAGATAAACTTTAAGTCCACCAGTTACAACACCGACAAAAGTAGTACCAGTCACGTCAGACGCGATCGCAGCATTTCCTGATAGGGCTGTAGTGTTATCTAACAAACCAGAAGCAGAAAGGATAGCAGCAACGTCGGCAGAAACCAACATGAAGTTACCTTTACCACGACGTGTGTCGATAGCGATTTGGTTAGCTTCACGCATAATGTGAACAAGCAAACCTTTATACTTTTCTAGAGACCAACGACCGTCTGAGTCAGTAGCTAAGTCAAATACACCTTTAACAGCAACTTCAGCTTGCTGAGCGCCTAACTTCGCGCGGGTGTTAATTGTA